CTTTTCTTTCAGTACCATTTTTTTGGGTTTTGTAACTTTCATTTTTATTGGTGTTTAGTTTAATTAATTAATGATATGCAAATCTAACTATCTTTTTTGATATTCAAAATAAATAACGAAAATTATTTTAATTTATTTTTGGAAAGTAGTGATAGCAATAGATGCAAATTTACTTTATAAACTTCCGATAGTTTTTATTGCTGTCTTTGCTACCTTTTTTAATTCCAAAATTCATTGCGTTATCCATTGCTTTTTGGTCAAACGGCTGACTGTTTAAGGCTTCGGTAATTAGCGTTACTTTAGCGTTTAGAAAGTCGCTGTATTTTAGCATTTCGATAAGTGGTGTTGTGCTTTGCATTGGTTTAATTTAATATCTTCTTTATAGTATCAATAGCTGTATTTATACCCTCTAACCTGCCATGAGCAAGAGCGTACTCTCTACTTTCAGTATTTGGCGTATTTTTGAGTACTAAATTATTATTCTTTGCTCTATTTAAAGAACCTAAAATTTTTCGCTTAATATCGCATTGCTCAAAAGCTATTTTACTTAATTTGTTTATATACTTAACTTCACTCCATTTATTGCATATATCTAAAAGTTCTTTCATTGATATTTCTATTATTGCATTTTCATTGATAATAGGCTCTTCGTGTATATTTATAATTTCAGAAGTTATTAAAGCTAGTTTATTTATATCTTTCATGTTTGTTTAATTTAGTTATCAAAAATACTAATTATTTTCTAAGTAAAAAATATTTAGGTAAAATTATTTTATCTTTGATTTATAAATAGTGAAGTTGGCTAACGGCATTGATGCGAGGTTGCAAACTCAATTCATTAACACACTAGATGTGGCACAACTTCGCTTTTTTTATTTTTTTATTTTTGTTTTTAGAAAAAATAGTTATCTTTGATTTTAGAAACCGCTAGTTAGTGTCTTAAATATCGGTTTTATTTGGTTACTCAAATTGACCATAACAGCCTCAAAGAAGACACGCTTTGGGGCTTTTTTATTATAGTCGTGTTTATAGGACTTTAAACAATAAACATCAAGGTAACAGCGAAAACTGTGAGGGGCTATAAAAAGCACCAGTGAGGTTGAAATCCACTTGCACGCCTTGATTACGTCCTACAAGGGGTAACTGCACTAGGACAGCGGACGGCGAAAGGTTTATCCGTAGTATGCAGGAGGGAGGTGTTAAATCCCTTGAAGTAAACCGAGTTGAAGCGTATCACCACGACTTTAGCCACCAATAGCGAGAGGCTCAACTGACAAGCTAATCGAATACTTAGGTGCGCCGTCCCTTAGCTTTTTAAAAAGAAGCTAGGTAAGGGATGGCTACCACCTAAGCTCAAGGTCTAACATCTAAGCTAATTAAATAACAAGTATTAAGTATGAGTAAAATAAAACCAATATCTAAAAACAAAAAGTTTAGAAGTGCAATAAGAAAAGTAAGATTAACAGTTAATAGAGAAAGAAAAAAGACCGGTAAACCTTTATTGAGTTTTGATAATAGTGAAGAAGCTGTAATTGAATATTTCTTAAATTTTTGGAACATAAAACCAAATTCAACTTCTAAAAAAATTCTTCAACAGCAAATTTTAGACTTATTTTTGGACGGTCACGAAGCGTTTAAAGTAACATTCCCAAAAAGAAAGAAACTAAGCAAAGAAGAAATACAAAATTTAGCATTTGAGCGTTATTGGAATGACCCATTTTTTAGCTCGGATGATTGGCAAAAACTTAGAAAAGCTGTATTAAAGTGTTATGGACCTATTTGCATGAAATGCGGCACTAAAAGCAAAGTAATGCACGTTGACCACATCAAACCTCGTTCAAAGTATCCCGAGCTAAAATTTGATTTCACTAACTTGCAAGTCCTTTGTTGTGATTGCAACGTAGAAAAAAGCAATATTGATGAAACCGATTATAGAAACATTACTATTAACATCACTATCAATAACTAAAAATCTATACATATCAGCAACTACGTGTATAGAAATAGCCAAAAAATATACAATAACACTTTTCTCAAAAAAATTAACACAATTATTTCTTTTTTATAATAAAAAATAGTATGTTTGTGGTCTAAACTAAACAAATAAAACCATGAAAGTAACAGTAAACGAAAAAACAAAGAAAACAGAAAAGCCTTTTCCGAAGTTGATGATTGGCAAAGAAACTGGGACAGTTGTTTTATTTTCAGGAAAAAATTGTGGAACTATTATATTAGAAAATAAAGCATTTAATGATTGTGGAGATTATTTTACAAATTTAGAAATTGATGGATTCACCGACTTCGATGGCTCAATAACTTTGGAGAATGAAGAATAAAGAGTACAACGTTTATAAGGCAATTACAAGCTATTTACTGCATCAATATCCTAAAGTATTATTTAGATACGACCAAGCTGGTTATAACTTATCAATCGCTCAAGCTGGAATGAATAAGGCTATACAAATGCCTAACTTTAAATATCCAGACCTTTTTATAGCTAAACCAAACAAACAGTTTGGAGGGCTTTTTTTAGAGATTAAAACGGAAGGTGAAAAGATATTTAAGAAAGATGGATGTACTTTCAAAACAGAACATTTAGAGGGTCAAGCAATGGCTTTGCATTATTTACAACTTTCTGGATATGATGCACACTTTGCAATAGGTTTTGACCAAGCGAAAATATTAATTGATAATTACATGAAAATTGATTAATTTTACTCTAACAACTAAAAACAAACCAACAATGAAAAAACTGTTTTTAATCGCATCGGCTATAATCACTTTGGCTTCGTGTAGTAAGGCTAAAGAAGATATTTGTGGTGAAAGTGCATTTGATTTCAAAGTGTACGGGCAACCAGTTACTTTAGATGTTTATATGAATAAAACCAAAGTAGGCGAATTTGGCAATGAGGTTACAATTAAAGCCAAACCAAGCCGTAATTACATTGAGATTAGACAACGTGGGATAAACAACTCTTATACGATTATTTTCGCTGATACAATTGATTTTAAACCATGCAAAGATATTTTTGCATATAGATATTGAACAAATGTCAAAAGATAAGTTTAGTATAGAGCTTTTTGATAGTATTTGTGATGAAATTTCGATTTCAAACGCTGGTTTAGTTCCTTTGTGCAAAAAAAACAATATAAACCCAACAAGTTTTTATAGGTGGATTGAGAAAGATGAAGATTTGCGCAATAAATACGCACGTGCGAGGCAATTACAAGCTGAAGTATTAGCTGATGAGATAATCGAATTGGCATCTAAAGAGCGTGCAACTGTCGAAACTATGGTAGGTGAAACAGATAAGGGGTCAATTTCAAGCGAGATAAGAAAAGATAACTACAATCGAACACGATTAGAAATTGATGCTAGAAAATGGTTAGCATCAAAACTTGCACCTAAGAAATACGGCAATACTTTAGACTTAACAACTTTGGGCGAAAAAATAGAAAACGTACTGCCTCCGTTTATGATTGCATCAAACAATGAAAGCAAATCCTAACTTTACATTTCTGCATGAAAAAATAAAGGAAAATAGAATTGTATTACTTCAAGGCGGTACAAGAAGCGGTAAGACATACGCTACAATCTACTTTATAATTGATTACTGCCTACTTTATAAAGGCATGGAAATAGACATAGTACGTGATACTTTCACAGCATTAAATGCTACCGTATGGAAAGACTTCAAAAGTGTATTAGTCGAACTAAAGATATACAACCCTAAAGACCATAACAAGACCGAGCACGTTTACAATTTAAACGGCAATACAATTAGCTATTATGGTGCGGATAACCCAGCTAAAATACATGGTAGGTCACGTGATATACTTTGGATAAACGAAGCTCACCAATTTCCAGAAGAAACTATCGACCAACTCATGCCACGTACAAGGCATAGAGTAATTTGCGATTATAATCCAGCTTTAGGGCTTGACCATTGGTTAGATAATTATATCGAAAAGTATCCACCTTTAATAACCACCTATCAAGATAATCCATTTCTAACAAGGTCGCAAATAGAAGAAATTGAAAGCCGTAAAAGTAACCCTTATTGGTGGACTATCTACGGAAGTGGCGAAAGAGCCAAAAGAGAGGGCGCAATATTTAATAATTGGGAGGTCGGCAAGTTTGATACTTCGTTACCTTATTGCTTTGGTCAAGATTATGGATTTACAATAGACCCGACTACACTCGTAAAGGTAGCAGTAGATGATACCAATAAGATTATCTATTGTGATGAATTGCTTTACTCGACTACTGGCATGGGAACGAATGATATATTTGAAGCTAATAAAAAGCTAATTAACAAACCTACCGACTTAATCATTGGTGATAATGCAGAGCCTCGTTTGATTGACGATTTAAAGCGAAAAGGATTGAATATACAAGGTTGTGTAAAGGGTCAAGGTTCAGTAAGTGCTGGTATATCCAAAATGTGCGATTATAAAATAATCATAACTTCGAGCAGTCATAATTTGAGAAAAGAATTATCTAACTATATTTGGAACGATAAAAAGGCGGGTATTCCAGTTGATGCCTTTAATCATTTGATTGATGCAGTTCGATATGCATTTGACAAGTTAGCCAAGCCACAAATGAAAACATCCATTAAACGAAACTCACTAATATGATAACCGCAAAATTTAAAGGTGAAGACCTAAACATACCTACCTCATGGCGTGAAGTCAAGATGAAAGACTTCGTTAAATTTCAAAAGGCTGAAACTAATTTAGAAAAGGCTAGTGCATTGTTAGGACTTGACACATCCGAACTTCAAACAATTACTGGTGACGGCTTAGGTTCGATATTAATGGCCATGTCTTTCTTTAACGAACCGCCAAACGCTTATTTAGATGAAGCGATGCAAATTGACATAGGCAAAGAAACGTACGGAAAAATAGAAGTAGCCAAAGCACACCTACAAAGCGCAGAAAATGGGGTTGATGCTTTGATACCAATACTAAAAGTTTATACTGGTCAAGACCATAGCGATACATTTGTAGATGATATTTATCCTTTGGGTGCTTTTTTTTTGCTCAGTTGTCTAAATTCTTCGAGCGTTATAAAAGATTAGGTGACTATAAGCCGACCATAGCAGAAGAACTAGCAAACGTAGAGCGGTTTAAAAAGTTTGGTGCAAAAATGACTATTAAGGCTTTGGGCGAAAAGTATAATAAGACAATGGCTGAAGTCATGGCTATGCAAGCGGAAGAATGCTATGAGATACTTTTAATGGACTTTGAAGAAAGTATGTATAAAAAAGATTTAGAACAAGCGTATAAGCAGTTGCAAAAATAGTTTGCCATCTTAATCACATAAGCTATCTAAAAGGTTATTTTTGTAATTATGTATATTGACATAGTTACAACCCTTAAAGACATAGCCGATACAGTAAATCCAACTGGCTATTTTTATCATGGGCGTATTTCAGATGCTAACTTAGCTATTGACCAAAAAGGTTTGTTCCCTCAAATCCATTTGTACCCTTTCAAAATTTCACATCCTAGAAATAATCAAGGTTTAGATAATTGCGATATACTAATGGCTTTTATCATGCAGGATTCACCGCATACAAGCGATGAAGATAGGACATTAATAATTGAACAAGCCGACATACTTAGCCGTAAGTTTGAGCTACTAATGCAAACGAATGATTTAGAGTATAGCAACTTCGCAACCGAGCCTTTCTTCAAACAATTTAGCGGTGTAACGAGTGGGATGTTTGTACGTTTTAATCTTCAAATGAAGTCTAAAATTTGCGAGATATGATAGATGTTACTACCATATTAAACAAGTACGGTTTGAGCCTAACAGAACGGCTTAAAAACGATATTGAAAACAAACTAATAAATCGAGTAGGCTCAAAAGGTTCGTTTCAAAGTCCAGTTAATGCAAGTGGTCGTTTGAAAGATTCAATTACATTTAAAGTTAGTGGCTATCGTTTGAGCGTTCAAGGCAATGATTATATATACTACTTACAATATGGGCGCAAAAGTGGCAAAAGACCGCCAATTTCAGTTATTAGGCAATGGATAGATGATAAAGGAATAGTGCCAACCGATATATCGAAAGATAGTTTAGCCTATTTGATTGCTAAAAGAATAGGTGAAGAGGGTACAACTATATTTAAAGCTGGTGGTAGTGATTTATTGAGTAGCATATTTAACGAGACCTTACAAGATAGTATCGAAAGTGAGTTTAGCAATTTGATAGCGAGTGAGATTAGTAGTGACCTTTTAAAAATGGTAGCATAATGGCAGTTTTAAAGCAATATATTCAAAGTTCGATACCAAAGCCATGGTCAAGTGTCCACAAGCCTATCTTGTTTGAGTACGATATGCCGACTGAAAACTGCACCTTGATAGACCAAGCTGGGTATTTGGCAATGTATCTTTCTGCTGAATTTAGCTATGGTGCAATACTTTTAAAAGAAGGGGATTTAATCTATTTAAAAAGCGGAGATTACATAGGATTTCACGTTGTAAAGTCGGTTGCATCCAACATATTTATCGAAACAAAAACCTTAATCGTAACGCCACCAAGCGGATTGATTGTTTATGAATGTAAATATGCTACACCGCAAGTATGGAGCGTGGCGGTTGGTTATACTGAATTAGAATACCCAAGCAGTCCATACCCTTACAAAGTAATAAGCGAAATTCAAGTAGAAGCCAATAAAGACGGATATTTTAGTTTTGATATTAGTGGGTATGTGCAAGCATCCATGAGTGAAATAGACATCCCGAGTGAGCCAAGCGGAGGCGTATCGAATAACTATCATTTGTGTATGCCGTTTAGAATATTGACACCAATAGCATTTAGGCACGTATTTTTTGCACTAAATAGCAGTATTGATAGCGATAGGCTTAACGCTGAATACTACAACACAAACAAGCCTTTAAACGTACTTCATGCTTTGTTTAATTGTGGCACTAACTTTATAAACTACCTTAGGCATGATAGAGTTGAAACTTATATCACAGTTGGAACGGATGCACCAACAAGAAGCGGATTTAGTAACGGATTTTCAAACGGATTTTTTAAAACATAATTTATGGCAATACTTTCAAAAAGTGCAATACTAGGAAACATTAGCACACTTTTAGCGGATAATTCAAGCGGGGATATAACGCCAGCAGTAATGCGAACTATGCTAACTAACATGGTTGAAAGCTATGAGGATTATATCCCACATTTAACACAAGCGCAAATAAACGCCTTAACACCTACTAATGGTCAATGGGTTTATAATACTGATTTATCACTATTTGAAGCGTTCAATGGTATTAAGTGGGTTCGATTTATTACAACAGATTCAGTACAAACTGGACTATTTAGAAAGAAAGTTTTGATTTCAAGAGAGGAACTTTTACACGCTAATACTACACCAATATTGCTTTTAGAGGGTCAAGGTGTAGGTACTGTAATTCAAGTATTATGTGTATTGTCAAGGTTTACCTACGGAACTACCCCATACATTTCACATACCGACTTAGAAATTGATAATGGTGATGGGAGTAATATATGTGGGTTAATAGATATAGGCACAAGTGGCGATGTTATATTTTCACATCCTATTGTTTCTATAAACCTATTTGAAAATCAAGATTTATTTTTGACTTCTCATAGTGGCGACCCTATGAGCGGAGATGGCACTTTAGAAATTGAATTAACCTATCAAATCTTATAATGAGAGTAATTTATAAGCAATACGATTTATGTAATGATAACACATATATAATTGACAATTTCGCACCGAGTGAGTTGCAATTTTATGGTATTGCTTTTAATGGATTGTGGACTGCTCCAAACACTTACGCAACTGCCCCAGGTTGGTTTGGCATTTTAAACTATGGGTATGGAATAGAGGGGTGGCAATTTCTTTTAGAGCCTACTGTTTTAGAAGGCACTTATGTACTTTCATTTAGCTTAGAGGGTGGCAATGAATTATTGATAGTAATAAATGTAAAAGACGATTGTAGTGTACCAATTATATCTACTGATTGTTGCAACTCGTTAAACATTGTTTGGCTTAATCATTTGGGCGGTTATGAGAATTTTAACTTTACTGGCAAGCGTACAATATACGAAGTAAATGCAGGCGAAAACGAAACTTTCAAGACGTATGATATGACTTTAAAAAATAGCCAGATTAGCGATGTTTATCGTGCCGTGGTAGTCAATACTGGAGTAATTGAAAGAAGTCTTTTAACGAAACTTGAAAGCCTTAAAAACTCAATCCAAGCATGGTACTATGATGAAACGCTACCAACTTACTACGAGTGGGCGCAAAGGTTTACGCCTATTATTTTAGATAGGGAAAGCCTAATTGTAAATGATACGAAAGAAAAAATAATTGAGAGATCAGTAAGATTTTTAATAGCTAAAGAAGTAGCAATACAAACACAATGATAAGGCTGTTAATAGACGATATTGAAGCGGATGTTTTGCAAACTGAAAAAATAGTAGGTGAGTATAAGAACGCACCTATTGGAAACATTTCTTTGCGCTTAGGTGCAAGGTCTATTCAATTTAAGCTACCAAAGACAGCAAATAACAAAGGTATTTTTGAAAGTAGCGAGATAGCAAGTAGCAGAAGCAATAAGCCATACAATCGAATTAAATCACGTTTGTTCGTTAATGGCGTAGATATGAATATGTTATTTTGCATATTAGAAAGCGCAAATGAAAGCTACAATATTAGGCTTTACGGAAGTAATGCAGATTTATTCGCACGTATTAAAGAGCTGAAGTTAGCTGATTTAGATTTACGCGAGTATAATCATCATTGGGCAATACCAAGTTTGCCAACGACATACCCAACTAGCTACCCTATTAAGTACGGTTTGATTGATTATAATAGTGATAGTCCAAACACAGCCATAAACCAAAGTTTAGATAGTATCTATTTTGGGACTTTACTTCCTGTTGTTTACGAGCATTTCATTTTAGAAAAGATAATTAACGAGCAAGGATTTACTTTGGTCAATAAAACTAAAGATGAGCAAATGTTTAGGGCTTATGAGCCAGTTATTCCGATAGGTAGCGATGAATTTAAAAGAGATTTAGACTCAAATAAGTACATAGGGAAATTTGTTGGTATTTCTTTGTTCCCAACCTTTGGAAATGCAAATTTAGTAGTCCAAAACATATTACAAAATGAGACTTTATACAATACTACGCCAAGCCCTTTAATTAAATTTCAAGACCATGTAAAAATAAGGATAAGGGGAAATATTAGAGCAAGAGTAACAATATTAGACCCAGTTCTAAATTTACAAACTTTCAGTATAGCAATGCAATACTCTAGTGTAGGGGCTGGAGGGTATAATCAAGAATTTATTTTTAACGGTTTACTTTACGACACAATTTTCCATGACTATAACTTCGACTTTTATTTAGATGTCGAGAAAACTATTGGTACATTTAATTTAATAAGTTTAATCGCAGCTTCATTTGTTTGTGGGTCACCAAATAACTATGAGGTAGATTATGCAAACTGTGTATTTGATATTTACGAGGTTGAAGTTATTGAGGCGATGCCAATATCGTACCTAGTAACTTTAGATAATCCTAACAATAATTATATAACTATTGCTAGCAGCTTACCCGACTTTCAACAAAGCGATTTTGTCAAAGAATACCTACTAAAAACATCTTCAATTATAGACGTAGATTACTTTAATAAGGTAGTTTATATCAAACCTTTTGCAAACATCAAAGACAATCTTAACAGACGTTTAGATTGGAGTGGTAAGTTAGACTTATCAAAAAAGCCGACTACTGAATTTGATTTGGATTATGGGAAGCTAAATACTTTTACCTATGCAGATGAGGATGGAGTTATGAAGCCTAATGGTACTGATTATACTTTAGAATTAAGTGGAGATAGGGTCAATGATACAAATAAGATATTAGACTCAAAGTATGGAGCAACCGAAAGTGTTTTAAGATTAAATAATCGAACGATACCGCAGATTAAAAAGTTTGAAAATTATGAAGCTACTTTAGACTTTACGCCACGTTGTTTGTTGCTATCATTTGAAAACTTTAGCTTTGAGTATAGAAAAAATTTAAACGATGCGTTGGGTGCAGTTAGTATCGCTTCAAACGTTCCGATACTTCATTTTATTGACTCTTCAAAAGATTATAGCTATGGATTTGAAAGGTCATTAGTGCCTGAATTTTACGATTACATATTTGGCATAATTGATAAGGCAAAGTCAATAAAATGTTTGATACGATTAAACCTAAATGATATTGCAAACATGGACTTTTTAAAGCCTATTTACATAAAAGAACTTGATGCGACTTTCATAGTTGATAGTGTAAAATTTGAATACACCTCAACAAATTCAAGCGAAGTAGAACTAATTAAATTATTATAGAATGGCAACAGTAGTAGATATATTTGAGATTAATGTGCAACCAATAGCTGAAAGCCTTTCTAACTTAGGAGCGCAAATTGAAAGCACTAAAAAGCAATTTGAGGAACTAAAAAAGACACAAGGCGCAAATAGTGAAGAAGCTATTAAAGCAAGTGCGGAAGTAAAGGCACTCACTAAAGAGTATCGGTCTATTGAAACGGTGCTAGTCAATAACACTAAAGCACTTTATGCCCTTGACAAGACAGCACAAGACAGTTTAAAGACTAGAAAGTTTGAAGAAAATAGTATTGATACCAATAGAAAGCTATACAACTCACTTTACAATGAATTAGTAAGGCAAAAAAAGCCAACAGAAGACCAAATAAAGCTAGTTGGGCAACTAAGTGAAGCCTTAAAAAAACAAGAAAGCGCACTTGGGGACAATCGTAGAAACGTAGGGAACTATTCAGCAGGGTTTGTTTCAGCATTTGAAACTATTAAAGGAGGTATTCCTGCATTAGGTGGTTTTGAAAAGGCTCAAAAAGGGGTTAATTTAGCTTTAAGTGCTAACCCTATTGGCGGTGTTATTGCCTTATTGATAGGCTTAAAAGATATATTTGGGGGCAATGCAGTAGTAGCTGACCAACTTACATTTGCGGTTGATGGATTAACTAAAGGTTTCAACTTCATAATCGATACAATAGTTGATACTGTTACTAATTTTGATAAGCTAACCAATGCAATAAAGCACCCGATTGATTTTTTAGGAAATTTAGCTAGTGGAACTTTAAAAGCAGGAAAAGAGGGTTTTGAAGCATCAAAACAACTTGACAAATTAACTGAAAGTTTGGGCGAAAGTGCCATTGCAGTTGAAAAAAACAACGTAGTAATTGAGCAACAGAAAACAATATTGATGAATAAAAAACGAACCGACCAAGAACGTTTAGAAGCATCAAAAAAAATCATTGCACTCGAAACTGAAAATACACAACGATTAGTTAAAAATGCCGAAACCGAATTAAAAGCAGAGCAACTAAAATTAAAAGGGAAAACTAAGTCGGCTGAAGATATACAGAAGCTAGGTTTATTAGAAGCGAAAATAGAAAGGGAGCGTTCAAATGGTATCGCATCCATTCGTAAAGCCGAAAATGAAAACTATAAAATACTTTACGGTGACCAAGAAGAAATAGCCAAAGAAGCTATGAAAAAGCGTGATGAATTAAATAAACAACGTATCGCACAAGAAAAAGCATACCAAGATAATTTGATTAAACTCAACGATGAATTTCTATTAACAGAGCGTGAAAAAATAGAAAAGCAATTTGAAGATAAAATAAATCAAATTACGGGTGACAGCCAAAAAGAAGAACTTTTAAGAATAGCAATCATTAAAAAACAACAAGAAGCGTTATTGAAGTTTGATGAAGACTCGGCAAAGAAAGCGGAGGATTATAGAAAGAAGTTAGCGGATGAAAGAACGGCTAACCAAGCTAAAGAATTTAACCAACAGATAGCGTTAAATAAACAGCGTTTAGACTTAGATATTGAAGCGGTTGAACTTAGTGTAGGCACTGAACAAGAAAAGGCGCAAAGAAAGCGAGATATTCAGTTAAAAGCATTAGAAGAGCAACTAGCTTTAACTCGTGCTTTTGTTGGAGCGGATGGTTTTGTAACTAAAGAAGAACTTAATGGAATTGAAAAGATTGAAAATGCAATTAAGAGAGTAAGGCAAACGGCATTAGAAAAACCGAAAGAAGAAAACGCTACTTTCGGTAGTGCTTTGGGATTTGATAAAGATAGCATTAAGGAAGTGCAAGACGGCATAGGTTCAATTACAAACGCTGTAAATGCTGTTAGTGCCATTATAAACGCTAATAGCCAAATTAGGCTACAAGAGATTGAAGATAATAAAAACGCAGAAATAGACGCTATAAATCAAAGCGGTGCGAGTAAGGCTGAGAAAGAAAAAAAGATTAGAGAGATTGAACAAAGGTACGCTCGCGAAAAATATGAAGCCGAAAAGTCAGCCTTTGAAACTAACAAGGCTTTGCAAATTGTAAATACAGTTATCGCCACCGCTTTAGGTGTTGTTAGTGCGTTTCAATTAGGACCTATCGCTGGTGCAATAGCAGCGGCCGCAATCGCAATTACTGGAGGGGCGCAAATAGCAGTTATTGCATCACAAAAACCACCACCACCACCAAAGTTTAAAGATGGTGTTATTGGGTTAGATGGGGCTGGTAATGCAACAAGCGATAGTATAGATGCTAAATTGTCAAGGGGTGAAAGTGTAATGACTGCAAAGGCTACTAATGTCTTTGCAAAAGAGTTGGCTCAAATGGAATTAGCCGTAGGGAACAAGCCTAATATTCAATTAGGTAGTAGAAGATTTGCAAGTGGATTTATACCAACTAATGACGGGGGTTTTTATAACCGTTCAGCGAGTAAATCAATGATGAATAGTTTAGAATTGATTAGTGGGTTCGAGAACGCAGTCGCAAAAATGCCTACGCCAGTATTAGCATACGATGAATTTGAAAACTTTACACAAAGTAGAACTAACTCGATAGGAATATCAGAGCTTTAAAATCCTTTTTTCGTGGCTTTCAATTTCTTTCTTTGCGCCCTCACGAAGTAGCTCAGACTTTTTTAAACCTGTCTTATCTAAGACAAAGTTTAAACGTTTTGCCCAATGCTCATTAAAAGTAGTGCGATAGATAATTAATTTAGGTGCATTAGGTCGCTTGTAATTTTTTGTTGCCATACGTTATATGCGTAATTTTTATTAGCGTAAAGATAGTAGTAATTTTGTATTAATGAAAGAGGCGAAAATTTATATTAACGGATACATAGGGGAGCCTAGTTTTTTCGATAGCGAAGATACTTGTTTTTCTTTAGTAAACCTTAACGCTAAATTAGCTGAAATAGGCGAAGTGGATGTATTAGATATATATATCAATAGCGGTGGCGGTTCTGTAACGGAGGGATTTGCGATTTATGACAAATTAATGTCTTTAGATTGTACAGTTAATACTATTGTGAATGGGATGTGCGGTTCAATAGCTACAATCATTTTCCAAGCTGGTCAAAAAGGAACTAGAAAGATGTTTGAGAATAGCGAGTTCTT